TACGATTTGCTATTTTAGATAACAGTAATCCACAGAACGTAGACTATCATTATATACCATTAATCTTTCTTGAGAGTTTCAATGCTGCTGCTTTGGTATTGCAGATTGGAGATAAAAAGATTAAGATGCCCTTAGATTGGCAAATACTGATCGGTGAAAAGGAGCATGGTGACTTAGAAACATTGCCATTAAGTAGTCTGAATGATCGTGGCTTTAGTGCTTTTGAATTTAACCCATTAAGTAGTTTTAATCCTACTTTCTTACCGGTTGAGATTATTGACATCTATCATGATGTAACATGGTATGCCCCTAGGTTACGTAACGGGCAATTTTTATGTGTACCGATTGACGATGGTCCTAAGCCACGTTGCGTGTACTTTGTAAAAGAAATTAGCCGTAACTGCGAAATCGTAGATTATAATCAAGTATTTTAATTAGAGGTAATAATGAATTTTTTTTATAGATGGTTACATAAGAAACTTAATGATAAACTTAATAATTACGCATGTCTAGAAGTGCCTAACAAAGTTAGTTCACGAGGTGTTCAAAGTCTTGATTCACAAGGTATGAATTTTACTGTATACAAGGCTAACGGTGGCTTTGTTATAGAACATAGGGTGTATGATAGAAAGACTGATCGTAATAATAATAGTCTACACATCATTACTCCTGATCAAAGTTTAGGTGAAGAACTTGGTAAGATCATTACATATGAAAGTATGTTAAATTAATGACATTCGTAAACATTCTTGTTATAATATCGTTATTGTTTTTTGTTTGGTTGCTATATCAAGCATCAGGAGACTAATTTATGGCTAAAGCTAAAACACCTACTGACGAAAAATTTGAGAATATAGACTTCAATTTATTTGAAGCTATAGAAGCACTTGATAAAAAAGACTATGGGTATTATGATAGATTGACAGAAGAACAGAAAAAGAAATTCGTTTCTTTTATGATGATTAAGTACCTTAGCGCATCTAAGGGACATAAACAATTACAACAGTTCCATGTATTGAGCGTTAACGAGTTTGCTAATAAACACCTATTTAATGAGAATGTTCAGAAGCATCCTAAACTACAATGGCTAATGCTTTGTGCTGCTGGGTATGGATCAGGTAAGCAGTTTCATCCGTGGATACCTCAGATCAAGGAAAATGTAGGTAAACTTAAAGAGAAAGCAGTAGTCAAAGATATCAAAGAATATTATAGCAAGATATATCCTAAAACTGATGACGCTACCTTAGCTGAATTTAGTAAGTTATATGTTGCACAACAACATAAAAAAGTGTATCTTGCTGAAAAGTTTCCTGAAATGAAGTTAGAAGACATTACCCTATTAGCAGAATTTATCACTGATGAAGATATCCAACAGTATGAAAAAGATAGCGGAAACTGAATTACATTGTGAGTTCTGCCACCGCAATTTTGTACGTGAATCTACATTACTAAAACATATCTGCGAAAGTAAACGAAGGTATAATGACCGTGATAAGATAGCTAATCGTATAGGGTTTAGTTGTTGGGTTCAGTTCTACACAAAACATCTACGTAAACAGAAAAAAGATTATATGGACTTTGTAGAAAGTTCATACTATACTGCGTTTGTTAAATTTGGGCATTACTGTCATGAAGTTAATGTTCTGAATCCTAGTAGGTATCTTGATTGGTTATTGGAAGAAAAGATTAGTATTGATCAATGGAACCGTGATAGCAATTATACCAAATTTATTATAGAGTATGTACGTAATGAAGATCCGTTCGATTCCATTGCACGTAGTATTGAGACAACTATAAAACTAGCAGAACTGGATAAGGTTCAAACTAAGGATTTATTACGTTATGGTAACCGTAACAGAATATGTCTTGAGATTACTAAGGGTAATATTAGTCCATGGATGCTATTTCAAAGTGAAAGTGGAATTCAATTTATCGAACAATTAGATGTTACACAACAAAAGATGATATTAGATTATATCAATCCAGAATTGTGGGCTATTAAGTTTAAAAAGACTAGTGATATTATACCCGAAGTAAAAAAGTTATTGAATGCAGCGGGTTATTAACGAGTGGCCATTTAAATATAAGATTAACTTACCTAGAATTAGGTTTAATGCTACTCAGAGCATAAATAGTTGATGCTAATCCGAGATATAATTTTTGAAGAAAAACTAGCGTTTACTCCTATTAGTAAACGACACTTATCGCAACCTAATTCTTTAGAAGACCCTGACACTGCTCCTAGTTTATCTCGTCCAGAAGTAAAACATGCCGGATATTCATACCAACAAGCGGGCAAGTATGTTAACCAATTGATAAAAAAACAACGAAATATAGATCCTCAGGATCTTAAGGTACCCACTACCTCAGATGAATTAGACCAGCAATTTAGTAAACCTGTAGCTAACTCATATGGACAGCGAGGTTTGCATGGACGCGCCATGGCCAGTAACCGGCCCAAGAATGTAGGCACCGTGGTTAAAGTTCCAAATGTGCGTAATAATGGTATGCTTATGGCCGATTCTGCTTATCGCAAGTTTGTCGATGCGATTATACATTATAACCTTGCTGATAAGACCCCTTACGTACCGCGAATTTATCAGGTACGAGACTTGAGTGGTGTTGAAGGGGAATCAGTGTACCAAATGGAGCGTTTACAGCCATTGGCAGATAATCAATTATCAATAGATGCGATTTCCTCCATGTGCGGGCGAATGTTTTATGATTGGGATCATGAGCCCAGTTATGAGATCAGTTACCTAGGTCGCCGTCATATGGTAACTCCTCACGAATATTTTCAATATCTAGAGTCAGAAGGGGCTCCTGAGCGAGATATTCAAAATACTCTTGCCCGTGCAATTGAGTACCGACTTGATCCTAATCGAGGAAGATATTTTGATACAGAGAATATTAAAGATCCATTATTATTAAAAACAATATTGTTTTTGGCCAAACGAGGCTTAGTCAACGACCTTCATAGTGGCAACATAATGTTAAGAGTAACCAGTACTGGGCCACAACTGGTTATCACTGATCCCGCTTACGCAATCGATTGACACACCAATCTGCTTGTGTTACTATAAACTAGTGTAGATATCTAGGAATAGTTATGAGACCTGCTAAAAATTCGTACCGCAACTCCACACGTTCCAATTTGTAACTGAACAGGATGCTATATTCTTTTCATTAAGATGGATGTAGCCAATATTCTTGTTAATATACCTAAATGATTATACAATAATGACAACAGTTCCTAAAGACTTTAAAGATTACGACGATGATGACCCAAACATTAACTTTCGCAAAAATAGGTATGTGTTTTGGAACATTCTTAAAAAATTGCGTATAGAATTTATGGAAGAACATGCTGAGTTTCATACAGAAGATTTTATTGAATGGATAAACGAAAAGTTTGGAATAAAAGTAGAAATGAATCCTACTGGTATTACGGACACGTATTCTATCACTGACGAAAAAAAATATACTTTTTTTATAATAAAATATGGCTACAACTAAAAAAGAATCATTTCCTACTTCATTTGGAACATTTGATGCAATAGTTTACGCTGAACCTATGTTCAACAATGAAAGAGATATGAACGAACGGAGCTTCATCGTCAAAAATGATCCTTATATAGTTATCAAATGGTGTCGTAAGAACTTCGGTGAAAGAGGGGATGGATGGAACTTCTATAAAACTACGAAAGGATATGTGGTGACAATCACATCTAGTAAGTTACTTACAATGTGGCAACTTTGGCAGGAATAATTTTACTTTTAACAATAAACAGGAATAAAAATGGCTTCAGACATTATGATCGATATTGAATCTTTGGACACAAGTCCTTACTGTGTGATCCTTACTATTGGTATAGTAAGATTCGACCCCTATGGTGATGGTGTGGTAGAAAAACTAACACTTCGTCCTACCATTGAAGATCAGACCGAAAAGTACAATCGTCTCATCAATGATGATACTATTAGATGGTGGAGTGAACAAAGTCCAGAAGCATTAGAAGAAGCAATGAGTGATAATGACCGTATTAGCTTTAAAGATTGTATGGAAGAAATATATAAGTATGGATGGAACCGTAGAGCAGTATGGAGTCATGGTGCACCATTCGACGTAGTAGCTATAGAAACAGGTATGCGTCAAACACTGAGTTATCCTAATCCTATCCCATGGCCGTTCTACACAGTAAGAGACACCCGTACCTTGTATGATATTGCTAAAGTTAAACTTAAAGATGGTGGCCATGTAACTAGTCACCGAGCAGTAGACGATGCTGAACGCCAAGCTATTGTTGTGCAGCAAGCATACAAGAAGCTGGGCCTAACTAGAAATGGCTAAAGGTCATCAAGTACCAGCGGCTAATCACAAAGAAATGATAAAGTGGTTAGAACAGAACGTACAAGAAAATTATCATAAAGAAGGGTATGCGTATGATACTCAGTCAGGACTATTTTCTAAATATGCTATATGGTTAAGTAAAGATAAACAAACTTGGACGTTTTCGTTACAACAACATATAGGATTTGATGATGGAAAAGTCTTTGATGAAACAGCCTCTGTAGAAATTGCTGATTCGAAGGCAGAAATGATGTTTATATTGAGGTGGTCATGAGTTGGCAAAAAGACCTTGAGGAATTTAGCAAGGAATGCCTTATGTTTCCTATTTTAGGACGAGATCAAGCGTCTCGTGTTGAACCATTAATGAAGCAAAAGTATCCAGGTAATTATCGCATTACAGAGTATTATGATTTTGCTCTTCAAAGATTTAACCTACGTGTAGATTTTGATGATCCTAAAGAAAAGATGTTTTGGATGTTAAAATGGACTTAGATATTAAGCATAAGCATAAGCATAAGCATAAGCATAAATTGGATGTTAAAATGGACTTAGATATTAAGCATAAGCATAAGCATAAGCATAAGCATAAACATGAGATTGTTGTATCTAGCCCAACCAAAGGGTTGATTATCTATAAATCAACAACCTATCATAATAGATATGAATGCTGTTTTTTGGGACCACGTGGTGGGGAAATTAGACAATGGTTGCGTGATACTTTTGGCCAAACAGATGACATGATGTATGCTAGTGGATGTGTAGATATGTACTATTACGACTCTGTGATAAATGATCATCAACTGACACTAACACTGCTGAGGTGGGTATGAATATAGATATAGAAAAAGAAATTATTCAAAACATGACTAATAAAATAGTACGTGATATTGATCGCACAGTAATTTGGAGACTGCTACAAGACATTGGATGGACCTATATTGCGTTTACCCATTCTCAAGATAACACCCACACTATAGATATTGGTCACTGGTTGGAAGAAAATTGTCAAGGATCTTACCAACAAAGCGGTAGAGAATTTATCTTTGAAAATGAAAAAGATGCTATAATGTTTACATTGAGGTGGAGATAATGACAAAATTACCGCGATCTGAAGATGAGGCTTTGCATAGAGCAATTAATGATTGGGAAGAGCGTGTATCATTAGTAGAGATGTTAGACCAAAAATTATTAAGAAAGCATATTGTAAACGAATATGGAATTGATATCGGTCACTCAGCTATATCTGAATCTATTATAGTCGATGAACAAAAACATCTTGTATTTGTATTGAGATGGTCATGAATACAATTCATATAGATGATAGAGAACTATGGCCCGAATGTTTTAAAAATTGGATAAAAGAAAATGTCCAATCTCCTTGGGAATGGGTACAACTTACAACTCGATTCCAAGAAACAACAGGTGGAAACATTGTAGGAGATGATGGTGCAGTTGATTTTTATTTGGTTTTTAACAATGAACAAGATTGCCTGTGTTTTTTATTGAGGTGGTCATGAAAAAAATTA